CTTATCAAAGACAGAAGTATATATGTCAAGCACAATCAGTAAATTTATTTTTTACTTTACCAAAGACAACAGAAAGTCAAGAAGTACATGATGATTATATGCAGTATGTAAATGATGTGCATTGGTATGGAATGAATAAACTTAAATCTTTATATTACTTTAGGTCTAATGCTGCAAGAAATGTAGAGAATGTAAATATAAAAGTACCTAGAATTAAATTAGATGAAGTGGAGTGTGTAGCTTGCGAAGGATAAAAACATTTATAGAAATAGGAACGTGTGATTTTGATACTTGCCAACCTTTAGCCGATAGAGGGTGGGATGGAATTATGATAGAACCTAACCCTAAAGCTTTTAAAAATATGAATAGGGTTATGGAAGACTATGATAATATAGTTACTTTAAATTGTGCTGTGTCAGATTATGACGGTATGATTAAAATAGGATTATCAAAACAAAATTATCCTGATAAAGCTATACGAGGAATGTCTTCTATTGTAGATGAAAACCATAAAGGTGGTAGGATATTTGAGTATGAAACTTGGAGTAAAGAAGAATACTTAGATGAAATTATAGAAGTACCTTGTAAAAGATTAGATACTATTATCTACGAAAACCAAATAGAGACTATAGATTTTCTTAAGATAGATGTTGAAGGACATGAAATGAATATTCTGGAAGACTATACTTGGGATATAAAACCTACGTTTATCAAAATTGAACATAAACATATAGATGATATAAAAGCTGTAGACATTTTACAAAGCTATGGTTATATGACTTGGACAGAAAAAGATGATATTTATGGAGTTAGATAATGGAAGCATTTAAAGTATTTCCAAACGCATTAAGTTCTGAAGAATGTGATTATATTGCACAGCAATGTGAACATACTTTAAACATAGGAGATGCGACATTAGGAGAACAAGCTAAACGTGATGTTAGAACAAAGGTTAGAAGTAGTCAGACTGGTTTTATAGAAGCTGCTAACCTGGGACATACTGATTTATGGAATTATACATCTAGTAGATTATGGAATTTTGCTAATGAAGCTAACAGAACTTCTTTTGGTTTTGATGTATCTTATTTATCTTACATACAATATACAGTATATGAACCACCAGGAGACCATTACGATTGGCATATAGATACCTTTTTAGATACACCTAATGCTTATCATAGAAAGTTAAGCATGACCGTACAGCTAAGTGATGGGTGGGAATATGAAGGTGGAGATTTTGAATTAAGACATGATGGATTAGAAAAGCATGATACTAAATCAAAAGGAACAATATTAGTATTTCCTTCTTTTCTTTTACACAGAGTCAAGCCTGTTACTAAAGGAAGTAGAAAAACTTTAGTAGCTTGGTTTGAAGGCAAAGCATTTAGGTAAGGAGGAAAAATGCAAGTAGAAATTTATAAAGCTTTACAAAGAAGATACGAAGCTAAGATAGTAGAAGCTGAAGTAGAGATAGAGCTTTACATGAAAAATACAGTAGGAGTAGCTGACCATCCTAATCTTATTGATACACTTGATGGTCTATTTCAAAAATGGAATGAAGCTAATGAGAGACTAGAAGGACTAAATAAGTTTTGGTGGAGTCGTAATGAGGAAGCCGAGAAAAGCTAGACCTAAACAAAAAAATGTTCCTAAAGGCTACGATAGTAGATGGGAATATGATATACATAAATCTATTCTTAAAAAGTGGGAGCATCATAAATCTGAAGTAATACAATATACAGTTACTCATACTTATGAGCCTGATTTTGTAAAAACTATTGGAAGAAAAGTTATCTTATTAGAAGCTAAAGGAAGATTCTGGGACTATGCAGAGTATAGTAAATATGTTTGGATAAGAAAATCATTACCTAAACATGTTGAGTTAGTTTTTTTATTTCAAAAACCATACTCTCCCATGCCCCAGGCAAAGAAACGTAAGGACGGAACGAAAAGAACCCATGCTGAATGGGCTGAAAAAAATAATTTTAAATGGTATAGTGAAGAAACTTTACCAGAGGAGTGGAAAAAATGAGTTTATTAATGGATAGGGAATATTACAAACCTTTTGAATATCCCTGGATGTATGATTATTATAAATTACAGAATCAAATGCATTGGATGCCTGAGTCTGTACCTTTACACAATGATGTAAAAGACTGGCAAGATGTGTCAGAAAATGAAAAGTATTTACTTACACAAATATTTAGATTGTTTACCCAATCAGATGTAGATGTAGGAGCAGGATATATAGATAAATATATGCCTATATTTAAAAAACCTGAAGCAAGAATGATGATGTCTTCGTTTGCAAACATGGAGTCTATACATCAAGATGCATATAGTCTTTTGTTAGATACAGTAGGAATGCCTGAGATAGAATACAAAGCTTTTGCTGAGTATGAAGAAATGTCTGACAAACATGATTATGTTGGTAATTTTAAACCGTTAAAGTCTGATAAGAAAACAATAGCTAAAACCCTAGCAGTTTACTCGGCTTTTACAGAAGGCCTACAATTATTTAGTAGCTTTGCAATCTTATTAAACTTTCCTAGATTTGGAAAAATGAAAGGCATGGGTCAGATAGTTACGTATTCTATTCGTGATGAGTCATTACATGTAGAGGCTATGACTAAATTATTTAGAGAGTTTATCCAGGAAAACATACAGATATGGACAGATGATTTTAAAAAAGAAATCTATCAAATATGTAGAGAAATGGTAAAACTAGAAGACAAGTTTTTAGATTTAGTATTTGAGATGGGAGATATTCAAGGTTTAACTAAAGACGATATGTATAAATATAATAGATACATAGCAGATAGAAGATTATTACAACTTGGTTTAAAACCAAATTATAAACAAAACGAAAATCCTCTACCTTGGTTAGATGAAGTTATGGGAGTAGAACATCAAAACTTTTTTGAAGGAAGAGCTACTACTTATATGAAAGCAGGATTAAGAGGAAGACATACTAACATTACATTTGCTGATTTATCAGAAGATAATGAGAGACTTTTTTAGAATTAAATCTAAAGTAGGAATTACTTGTGGTGCATTTGACCTACTACATGCAGGCCACGTAGTAATGTTTGAAGAGGCTAAGACGGTGTGTGATTATTTAATTGTCGCATTACAGATAGACCCTTCAACTGATAGACCAGATAAAAATAAACCTTTACAAAATATAGTTGAAAGACAGCTACAGTTAAAAGCTGTTAAGTGGATAGATGAAATAGTTGTGTATCATAGAGAGCATGAACTAGAAGATATATTTTATACTTTCCCTATTGATATAAGAATTATTGGAGAAGAGTATAAAGATAAAATATTTACAGGTAAACAAGTTTGTAAAGAGAGAAAGATAGAAATTTATTACAACAAGAGGGGACATAGTTTTAGCACTACAGAATTAAGGAATAGAAATGAAAAAGAAAAAACAGAGGAGTGAAGGGAATCTTATAAGTTTTAAAGTTTTATTAACACCTGACGGCAAGATTGTGTCCGAAGTGTCAGAGTTTCCAGTAGAAAAAGTTGATGAAGTTTTTGCTGCAATGGACAGACAAGTTATAAAAGTTTTACTACAAAGAGCAAAAGCTAAGCTTGAACCTCTACATAATTATTTACAGAGTGAAATTCAGGCTTTGTAAGAAAATCGACCTCACAGGATAGCCCAGGTTAAACGAATTGAGGGTAAGTAATACCTTACGTCCAAAAACATACAAAATGCCTTAGAGAGCCTCTCCGTAAGCGAGAGAGCATTTACACTATATTGTGTAGATTTTCACCTCTTTTTCCTTACCTTTTACAAAAATAGGGTCTAATTCTGTATATTGACCCTGATAATTCTTAATTGTCTCTTCACCTATGACTAAATTTTTACCAACAGACTTACATGAAGACTCCAAACGAGCAGCTAAATTTACAGCATCACCTAAACAACTATATTCAAACCTGGAAGCCGACCCCATATTTCCTACACAGACTATGCCTGTATTTATCCCTATACCAATTTCAACTTCTAACTCTGCTTCTTGCATGTCGTGTTGTATTTGAAGAGCTGTTTCAATAGCAAGTTGTTCTTGATTGTCTACATCTAGTGGAGCATTCCATACAGCCATCATCGCATCACCTATATATTTATCTACCATCCCTCCATTTCTTTGGACGGCATCAGCTTGAACAGTCAAAGCTTTATTCATAATCTTTATAACTTCTTCAGGCTCTAACTTTTCTGATAAACTTGTAAAGCCTCTGACATCAGTAAACATAATCGTACATCTTTTTCTTTCACCACCTAACTTCAAAAGCTCTGGATTTTTTTGTAGTCTAGCTACTTGTCTTGGGTCAAGGTAATGCTCAAATTGTTTCTTTATCTGTTGTCTTAATCTATATTGTTGTCTAAACCTTAAATAAAATTGTTGTAATGATAAAAGTGTCATACTTATCATACTCCAGGTAACATCTATAAGATAACCAATAGAAATAAAATAATAACCTAGAGATGCTACACCTGCGAATAAACTAGTAGACAATAGTAGGGATAGGGTCATACCAAAATAATTTATTACAAGAGCAATAAGAAAGCCTGAGAGACATAATAGAACAAGTTCTACAAACAATCTATAATCTGGTATCTGTGGTGTGTCTAATAAAATAGATTCAGCAAGAGCTGCTTGAATTTTATGAGGCTCTAATAAACCAACAGGAGTTGCTAATTGATTTGATATACCTTTAGCTGTAAATCCTACAAAAACAAACTTACCTTCTACGTCTAAATTATCTAGTGTAGTTTGTGGTGTGTCTACCCAGCTAATCCATTTACGTCCATAACTATCAGTTGGTATAGGTTCTAACCCTCTTACTCTTATCATCTCTATACCATTTTCATTGGTAATTATTTGATAAGTATTACCTCCACCTAATATCTTTAATACTTCAGTTCCAAAAGAAGCTACCCACCCATCTGGTGTTTGTTGTATTAGTGGTATTTGACGAACAAGATTATCTACATCAACAGGTGCAGAAACAACTCCCTGACTAGAGTTGTCTTTAAGAATGTCTATGTTTTGTAAAAAGCCTTGAGCTTTAGGTAGCTCTATGTCTGGCCCTTTGATTACAGTTCCATGTGTCTTCGGATAGATACCGTTAGGAACTTCAGGCATAGCTATAACACTTGGAGAATAAGATAAAGCTTGTGCAAACTGTGTGTCTCCATCAAGTCTATCTGGATGGGGAAATAACATTACCCACCCAACTCCTATAGCTCCTTCTTGTAGTAACTTAATATGTATATCTGCTAAAGTTTTTCTAGGTAAGGGATAACCCCCTTGACTATCTATATACTCTTCAGTTATATTAAGTATTGTAAAATACCCTGTAGGGTTCGGTACATCTACAAGCCTGTCAAACGTTTTAAGTCTAAGTGTTTCTAATAAAGGTACATTAAATAATAAAGGTACAGCCAATAATATTATTAAAGGCCATGACCACTTCATTTATTTATTTTATATCTTTTATCTGGTGTTCCATCTTTCTTTACAGGCCCAACAAATTTTTTAGTGACCTTTTGGATGCGACATGATTTCATTAACTTATGAAATTTTTTCCACCATTGTTTTATTATTTTCATTTTAACTCCCTTGAGTAATTTTAATTACAGAACTACCTCCACCATTAACTACAATCTGTGTACTCTTACCATTTTGTATTAAGATGACTGTATAAGCTCCTGCTTTATCTAAATCTAATTTAACAGTATGCTCTAAACTTCTGTAAAAAGTTATGTACTGGTCAGTTATGAAAGTATTGATTTGTGTTTCAGCATCATAACCAACTTGAGTACCTGACAAGTTTATTGATGTTCTTAATAAACTTTCCGTTTCATCTAGTTCATCTATTTCTTCTATTATATTTAATAAGTCTTCTAAGAAATTTACATCTAAATAATTTATATCTAACTCAGTAAACTCTAATGCATTGTCTTGTAAATAATCTACATCTAAGTCTTCAAATTCTAAATAGTCTACATCTAAAATATTATTTGTTTGAGTATTAGTAGAATCTTCTGTGAGTATTATTTCTTCTTTTGGAGGAGAAACAATAAGCATATTATCTATTAATTCTGTAGTAATGTCTAATATTACAGGCTTAGCAGGCTTACTTTCAAATGTAGATACTGAAGTAGCTTGATAGGGCTGATTTAAAACAACCTCACCCATAGCTGTAGACACTACAATTTCTCCACTTGGTAATCCTTCATCAGTAGGTAATAAAATTATAAGAGACCTACCAAGTTCATCTATTGTAATTGTAAAATCCGTACCACGAATACCTACTGTAGCACTTGGAGTTTCTATAAAAATATTTTCTTTATTTATTGTTGCAAGTTTACCTGTTATAAAACGTGCAGTTCCACTAGCAAATTGCAAAGACATTTTAGATTTAGATGGGTCAGGGTCATAGATAAATTCATCTATAATAAGTTCAGAATGCTCTGTAAGTCTTACCTGACTTTCATCCAAAAAAGTAATTCCAATACGGCCATTAGAAGTTTGTACATTATCAAAACTTTCTATACCAAAAGATAAGGCAGCATCATAAGGTATGTCCCTTACGACCCTGCCGTTACCGTTTAATTCTGTTATGTTACCTACGTTAGCATCCGACTGCTGTGCCGTTATCGTCTTGGATAACACAGACAGTACCATTATCGCCAGTAGATAATATTTTGAGCCAATCATTATTTAATGTGCTTAGTTGTTGTATGTCAAAAGTTCTAGAATTACCTGTTTGGTCCAAATAAAAGTAACCGTTTGCAGCTCCTGAACCTTCAAAGTTTACTGTATTACTATCTCCATCAACATCAACATAACTAGTAGCACCGTCATAATTAATATCGAAATCAAAAACGTTTTGGTCTCCGTTTATAATCCAATCTAAATCAGTATTACTAGCCATAGCTGTAGTAGCTAAGTCTAAGGTAAATTCATTACTGCTTCCTGTTACGTCAACATTAACATCAGAACCATCTGCTCCATAAGTATTAGTAGGGTCTACTTGTATGGTAAACTCATTACTGTTACCATCAAAGTTAAAATACCCTGTAAAATTATCAGCTAAGATGTCTCCTAAAAATGAATTAGACCCACCAATTTGATTTATGTCTAGTGTTAGATTGTCTCCATCTAAATCTAGAGGTGTTAAAGTTCCTGCAACAGAATCTAAACCCCCTATAATGTTGGCATCTCCTCCTAGTTGTTCTAAATCAATATTAGCTGAGTCTCCTG